CGCAGAGCAATCGACTGGCGCCGCGCGCTAACGCGCTGGCGAATTACATCCCGATGCCGACCGACCCGCGCGCGCCGCAGGTTGACCCGCGTTTGTCGCCTGGGCAGTACGCGCAGAACGTGAGCGCGGGGTTGGGGTATGGGTTGACGAACCAGTTGCGCGGTGTGGAGCAGTTGGTGCGCGATCCGGTGACGGCGTTTAAGGAGTCGTTGACGGCTATTGGTCAGTTTGCGAGCAACCCGGCGGTGGCGTTGCAGATGTTGCGGGAGTTGCGGCAGCGCGCAGCGGCGGGGCCGTTGGGGTTTGGCGAAGTGGCAGGGGAGTTCATCAGCCCGCGCAATATGCTGCGCCGCCGCCCGCCGATGCAGGAGCTTGATGTTTACCACGGCACCCCGCATCGGTTCCCCGCGACAAAGGCTAACCCGCTAGGCGAGTTTGACGCTAGCAAGGTAGGCACAGGCGAGGGGGCGCAGGCTTACGGGCATGGGATTTACTTTGCCGAAAACCCGAAAGTTGCGCGCGGGTATGCGACGCAAATCCCGTATCGAAATTTTGAGAAAAAAGTTGCGCAAGTTTACAGCGAATTTGACTCGCCTGATGATGCAATGGAAGCGTTAAAAGAAGCCGGGCTTTCCGCACAAGAGTTGCGCGTTGTTCAGGCGCTACAAAACGACGATTTTTTAGGGTTTGATTACCCGCACCAAGCGTTACGAGCCGCGCTTAAAGAGTCAGACAATTTTGATCTAAGTCCCGAAACAAAATTGGCGGTTAAAGACCTTTCTTCTCTCTACAAAGCCGACCTACCCGACGCGATGATAGACCGTATGCTCGATTGGGATAAGCCGTTCAATCAACAGCCTGAAAACGTGAAAAAAGCTTTGCTCTCTAACCCGGAGTTTAGTAAGCGGATTGCTGTTGCAATAGACAGTTACGGCGCGGATAAAGTTACGGGCGGCAGCATCCACTCAATGTTGAGCGGAAAACGAGGCGAGATAGAAAAAACGCTTGCTCAAATGGGTATTCCGGGAATTCGCTACCTTGACGCAGGCAGTCGCGGCAAAGACGGCACCGGAACGCGCAACTTTGTCGTGTTCCCTGGGGAAGAAAAGAAAGTCAAGATTTTGAAGCGTGAGTAATGCAAACCCCCATCTATAGCGCCGAGGAAGAAGAAACCCTGATGGCGCGGTTGTGGTCGCCTGCGCTCAAGGACGACCCGGAAGCGTTTGTGCTGTTCGTGTTCCCGTGGGGGCAGAAGGGCACCCCGTTGGAGCATTTCAAGGGGCCGCGTCGGTGGCAACGCAAGGTGCTGCGCGACATCACGGCGCACATCGCTCGCAACAAGGAGCTGACCAACTTCGAAGTGCTGCGCATGGCGACGGCTTCGGGGCGTGGTATCGGCAAGTCGGCGCTGGTGTCTTGGCTCATTTTGTGGATGCTGACGACGCGGATAGGCTCCACAACGATTGTGTCGGCCAACAGCGAGAGCCAGTTGCGCTCTATCACCTGGGCGGAAGTCACAAAATGGCTTGCGCTGATGATGAACAGCCATTGGTTTGAGGTCAGCGCAACGCGAGTCATGCCGGCGAAGTGGTTGGCGGAGCTGGTCGAGCGCGATCTCAAGAAAGGTACGCGCTACTGGTCGGTTGAAGGCCGGTTGTGGAGCGAGGAAAACCCGGATGCCTACGCCGGCGTTCACAATTTCGACGGCGTTTTGGTCATTTTCGACGAGGCGAGCGGTATTCCCGACCCGATTTGGTCGGTGACGGCCGGATTTTTCACGGAAAACACGCCAAATCGCTTCTGGATGGCGTTTTCCAACCCACGACGGCCGGAGGGCTACTTCTATGAGTGCTTCAACGCGAAAAGGGACTTCTGGACAACGCAAAACATCGACGCGCGCACCGTCGAAGACACCGATAAAGCGGTCTACGAGCAAATCATCGCGGAATACGGCGTCGATAGCCCCCAAGCCCGAGTTGAAGTCTACGGAGAGTTCCCCTCTGACGGAGACGACCAGTTCATCAGCCCCCGGTTGGTGGACGAGGCTATGGCGCGGCCTCGTTTCAAGGATGAAAACGCCCCTAGGGTGATTGGTGTGGATCCCGCGCGCGGCGGGGCGGATGCGACGGTCATCGCCGTGCGTCAGGGGCGCGATTTGATCGCTCTGCACCGCTATCGGGGCGAGGATACGATGGCGACCGTGGGGCGGGTGATTGACGCCATTGAGCAGTACCGCCCGGCGCTGACGGTGATTGACGAGGGTGGCTTGGGCTACGGCATCCTTGACAGGCTCAAGGAGCAGCGTTACAAGGTACGAGGCGTGAACTTCGGTTGGAAGTCGCGTAATCCGGCTGCCTGGCAGAACAAGCGTTCCGAAATGTGGGCGGACATGCGAGAATGGCTGAAAGGTGCAAGTGTGCCCGATGATCGGGTGCTGAAAGCCGATTTTGTCGGCCCGCACCAGAAGTTCAACTCCGCTGGTGCAATCCTTTTGGAGAGCAAGAAAGACATGAAAGCCCGTGGTTTGGCCTCGCCTGATGCGGCTGACGCCATCGCCGTGACGTTTGCATACCCCGTTGCCAGCCGCACGGAGCGCCCGTCTGAGCGGCGCGTTACGCTGCGTGAGGGCGGCGGTATGTCCGGCAGTTGGATGGGCGCCTGACCGTGGCTACAGACCCGGTAGGCATGCGGGCGGCGGCGCGGTCGAGCGACCCCGCGCCCAAGGGCAAGAAGCGCAACGCGCAGGATGTCCTAGCGACGGCGCGCACGCGCATGGTGTCGGCCATCGCCGCCTATGCGGACAGCCGCGAGGACGAACTGGATGACCTGCGGTTCATGGCGGGTAGCCCGGACAACCAATGGCAATGGCCGCAGGATGTCCTAGCGACACGCGGTTCGGTGCAGGGGCAGACGGTCAACGCGCGTCCGTGTTTGACCATCAACAAGCTCCCGCAGCACGTCCGGCAGGTCACGAACGAACAGCGGCAGAACCGCCCGGCCGGCAAGGTCATCCCGGTGGATGACAAGGCCGACATGGAAGTGGCCGAGATTTTCGACGGCATGGTGCGGCATATCGAGTACATCTCGGATGCCGACGTGGCCTACGACACCGCCTGCGACAATCAGGTGACGTTTGGCGAAGGGTACGTCCGCATTCTGACGAAGTACTGCGACGAGGACACTTTCGACCAAGACGTGTTCATCGGACGCATCCGCAACTCGTTCAGCGTCTACATGGATCCCACCATCCAAGACCCTACGGGCATGGATGCGGAGTGGTGCTTCATCACCGAGGACATGACGCGCGACGAGTTTGAGCGTGCGTTCCCGGACGCCGAGCCGATTTCGTCCATCATGCAGCGCGGGGTCGGTGACTCCGCGATGACGCAATGGATTAGCCGGGAGACGGTGCGCATCGCGGAATACTTCTACAAGGAATACACCCGCGCCACGCTCAACCTGTATCCGGGCAACCTGACGGCGTTCGCCGGCTCGCAAGAGGCCGCGCAGGCCGAAATGATGGGCCTGCCGGTCATCCGCACGCGCGAAGTTGACCGCTGCCAGGTCAAGTGGATCAAGACCAACGGCTACGAGATTCTTGAGGAACAGGACTGGCCGGGCGATTGGATTCCGGTCGTTCGCGCCATCGGCAACGAGTTTGAGGTTGACGGGCGCATGTACGTCTCCGGCCTTGTGCGCAACGCCAAGGACGCGCAGCGGATGTACAACTACTGGGTGAGCCAAGAGGCGGAAATGCTCGCCTTGGCGCCCAAAGCGCCGTTCATCGGCTACGGTGGCCAGTTTGAAGGCTACGAGCAGCAGTGGAAAACGGCCAACACCAACAACTGGCCGTACCTTGAGGTCAACCCGGATGTGACGGACGGGCAGGGCGGCGTGTTGCCGCTCCCCGCGCGCGCGCAGCCGCCGATGGCTTCTAGCGGTCTGTTGCAGGCCAAGTTGGGCGCGGCGGACGACATCAAGAGCGCCACCGGGCAGTACGATTCAAGCCTTGGAGCGCAATCCAACGAGCGTTCGGGCAAAGCAATTCTGGCGCGTGAGAAGCAGGGCGACACCGGCACGTTCCACTACATCGACAACATCGGTAGAACCGTCCGAGCTGTCACGCGCCAGATCATCGACCTGATACCGAAAATCTACGACACGCAGCGTATCGCGCGCATCGTGGGGCTTGATGGCGAGGTCAAGACCGTCCGCATCGACCCGACGCAGCCGGAGCCGGTTCGCAAGATCACGGACGAACAGGGCGTGGTGTTGGAGAAAATCTACAACCCGTCTGTCGGCAAGTACGATGTCCGCGTGACTACCGGCCCGTCGTACATGACGAAGCGCCAGGAAGCGATGGACGCCATGAGCCAGATTCTCACGGCCAACCCGGACTTGTGGCCGGTGGCGGGCGACCTGTTCGTGAAGAACATGGACTGGCCGGGCGCGCAGGAAATCGCCAAGCGCCTTGGCAAGATGATCGACCCGAAGCTGCTGACCGACGAGGAAAACCCGGCGTTGCAGGCTGCCAACATGCAGATGCAGGCGATGGCGCAAGAGATGGACATGATGCACGCGATGCTCCAGAAGGTGCAGACGTCTATGGAAGCGCGTGAGCTTGACATCAAGGCGTTTGAGGCCGAAACCAAGCGGATTGCCGCGGTGCAGGAGCAGATGACGCCTGAGCAGATCCAAGACATCGTGCTTGGCACGCTGAATGGCATGATGACTTCGGGCGACTTGGCGCCGGAGATGCCCGAGATGCCGGAAGCCCCGCCTGACATGGGCATGGGGATGCCGCCGGAGGGTATGGCATGAAAGCCTCAGAGTTCGTAGGCCACCTGTTTGCCGCGCGCGACGTTGCGCACTCGGTTCACCTGAGTACGCGCAGCTATGCGCGGCACCAGGCGTTGGCAGGCTTCTACGACGGCATTGTTGACCTTGCCGACACTTTCGCAGAGGCGTATCAGGGCCGGCATGGGCTGATGGGTGCGGTGACGATGGCGCCGATCAAAAAGACCGGCAACATTGTCGAGTTCTTGCAGGCGTCACTTGCAGAGGTTGAGGCCAACCGCTACAAGGTGTGCAGCAAGGATGACTCGGCCATCCAGAACGTCATTGACGAGATTGTTGGCCTGTACCTTTCCACCCTCTACAAGCTGAGGTTCTTGGCCTAATGGCTACCTACAACAAGTTCCAGGCGTGGGCTGAAAACATGCCGGAAAGCGCCAACCTTGGCACCGATCAGTTTGTCATCGCCCTGACCAACACCGCGCCAGTTGCGACTAACAGCGTGTTGGCCGACATCACGCAGATCTCGTACACCAACCTCTCGTCGCGCAACGTCACGACGACGAGTTCTTCGCAGTCGGGCGGCACCTACACGCTTGTCCTCGCGGACTTGGTGATGACGGCATCGGGCAGCGTTGGCCCGTTCCGCTATGTCGTGCTGTTTGATGACACCGTGGCGGGTGACCCGCTTGTGGGCTGGTGGGATTACGGCTCGTCAATCACGATGGCGAACACCGAAACCTTTACCGTTGACTTTACTGGCGCTGCCATCACGCTGAGTTAAAAACTATGGCTGACAACGTAATCCTGCCGGGTACTGGCGAATCGGTCGCCACCGACGATATTGCCGGGGCGCAATACCAGCGCATGAAGGTGTCGGACGGCCTTGCCGACTCGACAACGCATATGCGCGTGCGGACGAGCCACCCGTTGTTTGGTGACGGTGGCGCGGTCGTGCGTCAGTCTCCCGCCGATATCTGGTCGGTCGGCTTCGCGGATACCGGGTCAAGCCTGCTTGCGTCCGAGTTCACGCAGCGGCGACTCGGTACGGGCATGGGTGTCACGCAGGGGTCAAGCAACCTGCTTGTTACGACCGGCACGACGGCGAACAGCGAGTTCCTTGCGCGTTCCACGACCTCGTTCCGTGGGTCGCTCACGGCGCGTCACAAGACGATTCTCTCGCAGCGTATTGCTAACCAAAACTTCGTGGCGATGCTGGCCGACAGCATTGGCGAGGGCTTGTCCTGCACCATCAACAGCGCGACGAGTATCACCGTTACCAAGACCGCGCACGGGTTTACCTCTGCCAACGTTGGTCAATTCATGTTCGTCGGCGCGATCAGCGGCGCGAACGGTGTTCCGGGCAGATATGCCATTGCATCCGTACCGACTGTGGACACCATCAACTTCACGGTGGCGGGCTGGCCTGCGTCCGGCTCTTGCACGGTCGATTTGTTCGGGCGGAACTACATCCGCACGGTGTACAGCGGCACGACGGCGACCAACGCCTCGGTAGACTCGCAGCGGCGCGGATGGAACAGCGGCGACACGACGGCGACTATCAACACGACCGCCTCGCCCGGTCATGTGATGCAGACGTATGCGGACGGTCGGAATATCAACTGGTCGGATACGCTCGTCGCGTCTGCTGCCGCGTCAACCGTCACCAGCCGCGCCTCGCGCATTGAAAACATCCCCGACGATGACGTGGAGTTGTACTTTTACCTCTGGTCGTTCAACGGCTCAACGGCTCCCGCCTCCACGACCACTTGGACGGTAGGCTTCGTGGCGGTCGAGGACAACTGCAATGTCCCGACCTATCTCGCGGGCGTGCGTCCGCTCGGTACGCAGGCGGCGCTCCCTGTCGTGCAGGCTACCGCTGGCCCGACGCAGCCTGTATCCGGCACGGTCACGGCGACTGTCGCCAACGCCACCATTGCGGCAGGTACCGCTGCGATTGGCGATGTGGGCCAGCAGTACCGCGCCAACGCCACGGGCGCAGCGTCCGGTACGCACCTTGTTTCTGCCGCCACGACGAATGCGACGATTGTTAAAGGATCGCCCGGTCGCGTAATTGGCTGGTCGCTGGCGAATACAAACGCGGCGTGGCGATACGTCAAATTGCACAATCAGACAACGACGCCCACGGCTGGTACTGGCGTTGTGCGAACGATTGCAATTCCGCCCAACAACGTCAACACATTCAGCATCGAAGGCGGCATTGCATTCGCCACGGGTATCGGGCTGACCACGGTCACGGGCGCGGCTGATGCGGACAACACGGCGGTGGGTCTTAACGACATTGTGGGCGATATCTTTTTCGCGTAAGCATGAAAGTGCTTATTGCGCTCGATACCGAGTTGTATGGCGAAGTGCTGCAAGCCGGACAGTTGGCTATCGTGTCCGATGCTGACGGCGCTGCGCTGATTGCGCTTGGTGTAGCGGTTGCCTTGACGGAGGACGAGCGCGGCGGCTTTGCTGTGCCGATGCAGACGGAGGTGGAATGAGCCTCCTGTTGCTATTCAATCAGCCGGCAGCGGGGTCATACACCCTCACGGCTGACGGCGGCACGTACTCGTACAGCGGCAACAATGCCGTCTTGACCTACACGCCAGCGGGCGCGTACAGCCTGGCGGTAGGCGGCGGGACGTATTCGTACAGCGGGAATGACGCCAACCTGGGGTTCAACCGGGTCTTGGCGGCGGACGGCGGCACTTACAGCTACTCGGGCAACAATGCCAACCTCCGCGTAAACAGAATCCTTTTGGCTGACGGCGGGACGTATTCCTATGTCGGCAACAACGCCGACTTGCTATATTCGGGCGGCCCCCCTCCCCCGCCGGTAGGGGTTGACATATACTTCATCGAGTTGCGTTCCTTCACAGAACGCAGGAGAATCTGACTATGGCCATCAATCTCAAGGCGATCACTTCCTGCATCGGGTACCAGCAGATCACTTCGCTGTCCGGTGCGGTTTCGCTCACCGTCCCCACGCGGGACGCTAACGGGCTGTCGGCCAAGCCGACGCTTGCCATCATCACGCCCGAAGGCGCCGGCGTCCGTTGGCGCGATGACGGCACCGACCCGACTACAACGGTCGGCATGCCGCTGGCTTCTGGTGTGACTTTGCAGTATGACGGGGATCTCTCGCGGATTCGCTTCATCCAGCAGACCGCCAGCGCCATCCTCAACATCAGCTACTACGCTTAAGGGTGCATCATGCCTAGCATAGCCAACGAAACCGCCGCTTTTGACCCGGTGGATTACTACACCCGGCAGCTTCCGCTAGACTTGGCGCGCCTGACCGAACTGCGCGACGAGTTGCGCAAGCGCCAGGGCGCTATCACCGCCGTTGACGATGCGCTGAAAGACCGTGAGGCGGCGGCGGCGGAGCTTGCCGAAGCCAAGGAGCAGGCGGCCAAACTGGTCGCTGATGCCAAGGCAGCGGATGCCAAGAGCAAGGCGAAAGCCGCTGAACTGGACGCGCGCGCGAAGGAGCTTGACCGTACTGAGGCGGATGCCCGTGCGGTGCTTGTTTCACGTGAAACCGCGGCCGCCGGCCGAGAGCGCGATGTCGCCGCCCGAGAGTCCGCCGCCGCCGCCAAGGAACAGGCGCTTGCGGATGCCGCTGCCAAGCTTGACGCCGAGCGCACGGCCTTCAACGCCAAGGTTGCGTCCTTTCAGGATATGGCCGCCCGCATGAAGGCTTGACACTTTTTCGCCACAGCGTATGCTGTAACCCGTACTGGCCCGGTTGACCAGGGATTCGCAAGGATCACCCCATGTCTGAGAGTGAAGTTGTAGCGGACGTACCCGCGCTGGAACCGGAAGTCACGGCGACCCCGGAACCCGAAAGTGCTGCCCCTGCGGCGGCAAAGCCGGAAGAAACACCTGCCTCCAAGACCTTTACCCAAGAGGAACTGGACGCGGCGGTAGGTAAGAGGCTTGCGCGTGAACGGCGCAAGTGGGAACGCGAACAGGCGGTGAAGGCACCCGAGGCTCCCCGAGCCGACGCGCCGTTGCCGCCCAAGGACGAGGATCCCGAGGCGTATGCGGAGGCGCTGGCCGAACGCAAAGCCGCGGAACTTCTCGCCCAACGCGAGGCTGAACGCGAACGCATTGACCGGCTTTCGGCGTATCAGGAGCGTGAGGAATCGGCGCGGGACAAGTACGACGACTTCGAACAAGTCGCCTACAACCCCTCGCTGCGAATCACGACCGTGATGGCCGAGACGATTCAGGCGTCCGATGTCGGCCCCGATGTGGCCTACTACCTTGGGTCTAACCCCAAGGAAGCAGACCGTATCTCCCGCTTGGCACCGTTTCTGCAAGCCAAAGAGATTGGGCGAATCGAAGCGAAGTTGGCTGACAACCCCGCTCCGGTTCGCAAGACGACAAGTGCGCCACCCCCCATCAAGCCGGTAACGGCTCGGGCAACAGGTGCGCCGGCGAGAGACACGACCGACCCTCGATCCATCAAGGACATGAGTACGTCGGAGTGGATTGAAGCCGAGCGCTTGCGGCAGCAGAAGATGTGGGAAGCGCGGAACCGCTAACCCTTACTTTCGGAGACATCCGTGGCCAATTCACTGCTTACTATTGACATGATCACCCGCAAGGCTCTTGAGATCCTTGAGAACAACCTGGTGATCACCCGCAACGTCAACCGCCAGTACGACGATTCGTTCGCCGTCGAAGGCGCCAAGATCGGCTCGACCCTGCGCATCCGTCTCCCGGATCGTGCGCTGGTGACGGACGGTGCCGCCCTCCAGGTGCAGTCCGACAACGAGCAGTTCACCTCGCTCACCGTGTCCAGCCAGAAGCACGTCGGCGTGAACTTCACGTCCGCCGAGCTTGCGCTGTCGTTGGACGACTTCGCGGAGCGCGTCCTCAAGCCGCGTATCTCGCAGCTTGCGTCGAGCGTGGACGCCGATGTGGCGAACGCCTACAACGGCATTTACCAGTCGGTCGGCACCCCCGGCACCACGCCTGCGACCTCGTTGGTTCTTCTCCAGGCCAACCAGAAGCTCAACGAGGCCGCTGCGCCGATGTCGCCGCGCTACCTCACGGTCAATCCGGCTGCCAACGCCGGCTTGGTTGAGGGCATGAAGGGCCTGTTCAACCCCGTCAGCACCGTGAGCAAGCAGTTCAAGGGCGGCATGATGGGCGAGGGCATCCTCGGCTTCGACGAGATTGGCATGTCGCAGTCCATCAAGCAGTTCGTGACCGGCTCCCGCTCGGGCAGCATCACGGTGAACGGCACGGTGTCCACGCAGGGCGCGAACACCATTTCGTTCAACGGCACGACCGCCCAGACGCTTGCGGTGGGTGACGTGTTCACCATCGCGGGCGTGTTTGCGGTCAACCCGCAGACCCGCGAATCGACTGGTTCGCTCCAGCAGTTCGTCGTGACCGAAGCCAACACGGCTGCGGCCAGCGCGTTCACGAACGTGAAGATCAGCCCGGCTATCTACACGTCCTCGCACGCTCTCGCCACCGTGGACTCGTTCCCGCAGAACAGCGCCGTCGTGACCTTCGTTGGTGCCGCCAGCACCAGCTACCCGCAGAACCTCGCGTACCACAAGGACGCGATTTCGTTCGCCACCGCCGACCTCCTGCTCCCGCAGGGCGTTGACATGGCCTCGCGGCAGGTTCACAACGGCATCAGCCTGCGTATCGTGCGCCAGTACGACATCAACAACGACCGGATGCCTTGCCGCATCGACGTGCTGTACGGTTACGGAGTCATCCGCCCGCAGCTCGCCACCCGCGTCTGGGGCTAATCCACCAACCCTTTCAGGAGATTTTCAAACATGGCTATTGCAAATGGCGCTGGTGGATACCAGGTCGGCACCGGCAACCCGGATGAAGTGCAGTTTTCGCCGCAGGCGGCTCCCGTCGCCTACACCGGCACGACTGTCACCCTCGCGACGAGCGATCTCGTCAACGGCCTTATCACGTCTACCAACGCTTCGGCGGTCGGCTTCACGCTGCCCACCGCTGCGCTCATGGACGCGGCGGAGCCGAACATGGGCGCCAACTCGGCGTTTGAGTTCGTCATCATCAACCTGGGGTCGGCCTCGGGTGCGGTGACGCTCAACGGCGGCACGGGCTTCTCGGTTGTGGGTTCGGCCACGGTTGCCATCAGCACCTCGGGGCGCTACCGCGCTCGCAAGGTGACTGACGGTACTTGGGTCGCCTACCGCGTGTAACGGCTTGCGGCCCTCGCGTCTGACCGACGCGGGGGCCGCTCCTTTCTAGGAGAACTTCGATGCCTAATTCCAAGCCCATCGGCGTTGCATACGCTGACCCGGCACTTGAGTCTGGCACCACTATCGCCCCCGCTGCGCTGACCGAGAACGGTCTGTTTGCGGGTGCGGTGGTGCAGACGCACAGCGTTACCGTGGCCACGACCGGCAACACCGACAATGCCATCATTGCGCCTTTCAACGGCGTGATCACGGCGGCGCTGTTTTCGGGCGCGGATGCGTTGGCGGCCAACAACACCAACTACATCACGTTCAGCATCACGAACCTGGGCCAAGCCGGCGCGGGTTCGACGGCGGTGCTTGCGGCTACGGCTGCAAACACCACGCAGGTTACGGGCGGTTCGGCGCTGGTCGCCAACGGTCGCCGCGACTTGGTGCTGAACGGCACGGCGGCAAACCTTGTCGTCGCGCGCGGTGATCGGCTGCGTGTTCGCGCTGCTGCTACCGGCACGCTCGCCAACACGGTGACTGTCCCGGTCTACGCGCTCGTCATCGCGCCGGCCTGATGCACTTCTACCTGCGCCATCCGCGGCACGGCAACAAGGTGGCCATTTCCGAAATGGAAATGGCCGCCGACTTGCGCCAAGGGTGGTTGCAGTACGACCCGCAGGAGCCGCCTGCGCCTGTGCAGGACGGCGAACCGATGAACACCCTTGAGGTCAAACGGCGCCGCCGAACGACCGAGGAATAGCGCATGGCGACGGCAGGCGATCAGATTACTCGGGCGCTGCGCCTGCTTGGCGTGCTGGCGGAAAGCGAGACGCCCTCCGCTGCGATGGCGCAAGACGCCCTCGCGGCGTTTGACCAGATGGTGGACAGTTGGAACACGGAGCGTTTGGCCGTGTTCTCTACCCTTGACCAGACCCACACGTGGCCGGTCAACGAGCGCGTGCAGACCTTCGGCCCGACCGGCGACATCGTAGCCGACCGTCCGGTGCTGATTGACGATGCCACCTACTTCCGCGACCCGACCACGAATGTCTCGTATGGCATCAAGCTGCTGAACGAGTTGCAGTACAACAACATCGCGGTCAAAACGGTCACTAGCACCTTCCCGCAGGTCATGTGGGTCAACATGACCTACCCGGACGTGACGATTCACGTCTACCCGGTGCCGTCACGCGCGCTAGAGTTCCACTTCATTTCGGTCAAGCCGCTGACGCAGCCGGCTACGCTTACGACCGAGTTGGCGTTCCCGCC